ACAATGTGAATTACCCAGGAAATCCATCTAGAACGAGCTACCTGGGCTTGAACTCACACTGTTATCTTGGAACTTTATGTTTAACTATTTGACGCATGATGGATCCTCCTGAAACCAGGATGATGGGGATAGGTCCAAACATCAGGACGGTGGGTGCAACTGCGAGTGCCACCTTCACCTTCTGACTTAAAGAAAGATCCTGCATATATAGTAATGTACGGATATTCTGTCTGGCTTGTGCCATTGAATCGTCGTCTTCTGACCAAGGTCTATAAGTTCAAGCATATCCCTCACATCACCATATCGACCAATCACGAAGACGTCCCGGACCCTGTCAATCTTGGTCAGCTTTATGACGTAGTGGATTTCAAACCGTACGGTCTTATTGGAAAGCAGTACAAGTTCGATCCTCTTAATGCTGTTGGCTGGGAGTGCACTGTCGAAGATCTCTCGATTAAGCACACACCTCACATGAGTCACATGTATTCATTCTATCCTTATGACAAGGTGTATTCGGTATATCCGACACCGATTCGCCTGATCGCAGAGGTGTGTGTCGCCGATACAAGATCACCAGACTGGGAGGAATGGAAGATAATTAAAGAAAAGCTTCCAAGATAAAGTACAATGGCTTTTTTACCTTTTCTTCGGCACGGCGATCTTTATGACCTTCTGGACACGACGTCCAAGGTTCTGAACGAAATCCCCAACATTGAGAAACATTTTCACGGTAAGTTGGCGGACAGATTTATTTACAAGACCACCAAGTCCCTCGATGACGGCTTTGAGATTGAGATGCATCTTGCCGGTGTGGGCAAGGACAACATTCACATCACACTTTCTTCGGATGACCACGAGGTGACGGTGGCTTACGGAGAGAACCGGAGTGCCTCATTCGATTTGCCCAGTTACGTGGATGTATCGGATGAGGGTTACAAGGCGAGTTACATTGACGGTGTTCTTCGACTGTTCTTCAAGATGCGAACTTCGGACAAGAAGCGTCGTGAGATCAAGCTTGATTAGACGAATAGTGTTCCGCCCAGTCCGCCCTGGCAGCGGAAGACATTAAAGTTTATCGCGTAGAGTCTTGCTTTACGCGATACGCTATTATTTACCAGAGTTATTTCAAAAATCTGACTTGAAATGCGGCTCATGTTGACAGTTCCTGAAGGTATTGGTCCAATATTTTGTCCTATGCTAAACAAATTCATTTTATAACTTGGTGTATTACCGTAGTATTCATATGGCTGAACGGCTCTCATGGACATTTGATCCAGGTTGAAATAAACTTGCCCGTTAAGGAATAGCTTCCAATTGGTAACTTGATCGTTTAAATAGCTTGAATAGTTTTCTGATACACCTGAAGAATAATCAAAAACACCCAAGGTTCCAGAGTCATTTTGCACGACAAGAATTAACTCCGATACGGGATTTTGAATTACTGTTTTAAAACGAATTTGATTTAGATCTGTTAATGTGATGCTTGCCAGTTGAGATTGTTTAATTATATAATCTATTTGTTTTCCCATAAAATATTCTCTATGTTCATCTGACAAATAGATTGCTTGTAAATCAAGAAAAACAAAAGGAATAGGCAAATTATTAACTTCGTTTTGTTCTCTCATTGTAATTCTTACCTCAATCGTGTGCCTATTCAGTGCTAACAATGGAAATGCGTTTGTGTAACCTCTTCCAAAAAAAGGCAATTCAACTAAAAATTGTCGAGCATTTGTGTTTGTACCATAACTCAATGGAGTGCAATTGCGTTTGAGAATGGTATCATTACTTTCGCGAATTCTTAATGAATCTTTTAAATCTGACATTAATGCCATATATTCACCTGTCAAACTTACTATCGTCTGACCTCCCACAATAAGTTCGGCCTTTTGTATAAAGGCATGAGCGATATCCTGTGGTAAAGATCTTGTATTTTCATAGTTAAAATTAAGGTAAAATCCTGTGATAATATCACATGTGTCATTGTCTATTGTACATATTGTTGAATTACCAAATCTAAAATTATTATTAAATGCCAGACGAATGTTCTCAGAGGTGTAACTTGCGCGTCCCGTGAAGATTTTTTGATAATAACTGACTTGCGGATCTCCGGTCAAAAAGGTGTCTTGGTATCCTGTGACGGCGAGCCGCATTCTAATATGATGTGTTAAAAAAAGATTTCAAAAAATGCGTGTAGACTAGTAGATATGAACGTTCAGCTCAAAAAATTCAATCCCGCTTCAATGGGCGACGACAAAGTCTGCGTGTTCATTGGTAAGCGAGGGACTGGAAAATCGACGTTGGTGACAGATATCCTCTACCACAAAAAGCATCTCCCAGCGGGCGTAGTCATGTCTGCAACCGAAGAAGGGAATCACTGGTACCAGCAGTTCATTCCGGATCTGTTCATCTACGGGGAATATGACAAGGACATTATCGAGAGGGTGATTGACAGGCAGCGAAAGATGGTGAACCTCAAACCTCCGCCGGGAAAGGCGGAGTTGACTTCACGGGACGTCGGTGCATTCATCCTCATGGATGACTGTATGTACGACCGCAAGTTCCTCAAGGACGCGTGCATCCGCCAGTGTTTCATGAACGGACGCCACTGGAAGATATTTTTCATGCTGACGATGCAGTACTGCATGGACTTGAGTCCCGACCTCCGCGCCAACGTGGACTATGTATTCATCGCTCGCGAGAACGTCATCCAGAATCGTGAAAAGTTGTACAAGTCCTTCTTCGGAATCTTTCCCAACTTTGACATGTTCAATCAGGTGATGACTGCATGCACTGAGAACTACGAGGTTCTGGTCTTGGACAACACCAGCAAGTCCAATCGAATTGAGGACTGTGTCTTCTGGTACAAGGCCAAGATCCACAAGAACTTCCGGGTCGGCTCGTCTCAATTTTGGAATCTCCACCAGAAGACATACAAAAAGGCCGGAGGAGCCACGAAGCCGGGTCAGGATCCTAATGAAGTCAAACGCACTAGGAACGCCCAAACCCTACAAGTGAAGAAGTTGAAATAATTATTCAGGGAGAAAACATTATCCACTTGGGCATCCAACAAAATGGAAGCCAAATCCATCGCACTCATGACGAATGCGCTCGTGTCCTCTGGTTTGGTGAGTGAAGCCAAGGCAGATACACTGGCCACCCACCTCAGCAAGGGTTCTAAGAACTGGTGTATCAAGCAAATGAAGCCCGGGGACGTGAATGAAACCCAAAAAGAGATCCAAAAACTAAACTCAAAGGTGTGGATGGAATATATAGCCAAGAGGAACTACATATTCGACGTCACCGACAGTGGTCCGGTAAAGCGCAAGACACCGTTGGTGGAAAAGCAGGAACGTCTATTGGCTATCAAGAACCAGATGGTCGGTGAGACCTTTACACCACCCATACAAAAGGTCAGCAAGAGGCTTCTGGATCAGGCACGACTAAAACGACAGCTCTTCTTGGTCAAGAAAGACATAGAAGAAATCGAAAATGAGACGAAGGGCCTATCAATGATCAACCAAAAACTAGAACGCTACTTCATTCGCCGACCTTCCTTCAAGCCCAAAATCTTCATCGGCCAGGAAGACGAATACCTCAACCTTCCTGACATCACCAAGAGGAAACGTATTCTCAAGAGGCTTTTACACCTTTTGAACATGCATCGTCTTAACAAGATGGAGAAGATACATGCTAAACTCACACAAGTTCGCAGGGACACGATGTCAAAACTGGTTCAGATACAACGGGACATTTACATCAACTCCAATGAATGTTGGACGCGTGCAGAGAGAGCATCATTTTTGACCAAGAAGCATGCAAATGACGAACTCAAAACCGAGCATGCCAAAATCTCGGAACATATTTCATCTAATCTGAGCGACTACATGGTCGAGATACCAAAACCTTTCAAAAATGTCACGATCGTCAGCGAGAATGACGCGCGAGCAAACTGGAAGAATCCAGAGTTCAAACGACTCTACGCAAGCCGAATGCGATCACTGATCTACGCAATTCGCAACAACGACAAGTCCATGTTTTTGGACAGGATCAAGAGTGGAGAACTCAAGCCAAATACATTCGACACCAAGGAGATATGGGATCTTTGGTATCAGGAACCAAAGAAGGAGGTGGTCGAGAAGAAGCCCGAAGAGTACGACGATGGGATGTTCAAGTGTGGCAAATGTAAGTCCATGAAGACGACCTATATAGAGAAGCAAACACGATCTGCAGACGAACCGATGACCTTATTTATCACCTGTAGGATGTGTGGTCACGTGATGAAGCGTTAAAGAAAAGACGTGGAAGATAATTAGAATGTGTAGCATCTGCGGAGAAGATATTTCGTTTGTCTGTAAAGCACAAGTCCGTTGTGGTCACCACGTCCATCAAGCATGTCGTCTCAATCTCATTCCTTTATCAAAATGTTCAATATGTAATAAAAATATAATTGATAAACTTGATGTCCGCATAAGTGATAATGATGAACCATGTCATAAACGTTGTGATACAAACACACGCCGTTACTATCCACCCTGTCCGGTGGAAGGATGTGGCATGGCTCTGCACAAATATCACATCATCACAAATAAACAATATCAAGAACTCATCGTGAAACTCGAAGGAAAGACGTTTGAAGAACGCATGGCGATCTACCTTTCTTACGGATTCCGTGAAGATGAATTGGGCGGCGGAGAACTTGATGACGAAACATGGAAAAGGATTCAGAGAATCATTTCAGCCTCTTTGCAGGAAAAGGAAACAGAAGATCGGGACATGGTTCCTAAAGAACCCAAAGCAAAAATGGTTATTCCTCCGCCCAAGACCTATGACCCTCGCGAACTTGGTCCCGGTGAGCGATACAAGCCTCCGAACAAGTCTAGACGAGCCCAAGAATACGGAGCTTCGCTGAAAACTCTAGTTCCTCACTCTGTGAAGGATAGGGTTCATGCGCCCCCTCAAGAAGATTTTGCTTTATTTTCACGAGGTCCAATTTAGAAAGGGTCACGGACCCAAGAATGTAGTCCTCGTAGGCTTCGGCGACCGCTGGAATTAGCGGCTTTATGAGGTCGTACATCGCATTCGCATACAACTGGATCTCTGGTTGGGCATGACTGTCCATCCTGAGACGCAGATAGTGAAGAAGGTTGTGTAAGTTTATCTTCCAATAGAACTCGGTGTAGGTTGACAGAGGTAGATGTTCCCTCGCCGTCTCACGGGCAACTCCATGGTCAAGCAAGCGTTGATAGACTTCAAATGCCTGTTCGCACGAAGCCTTTTGATCCCTTAGCAGTACCATGGAATCGGGCGAATCCAGTACCCCCTCGGATCCCTGATGGTTCACATTGGACTGCCCGCGGAACTCGGCAGGAACGTGGAACTCTTCGGGCAACTGTGAATAGCGTCCCGAAATCTCATTGATGCTGGCAGTCCGATGACGCATGTGCTGCCGAGCCAAGAAGATGGGCATCTTTATGTGAAACTTGAACTCCACCATCTCAAAAGGAGTTGTGTGGGCGTGACGGAGCAGATAGCGAATCAGTCCGCGATCACTCCGAACACTCTTGGTGCCTTCTCCATACGACACTCGGGCGGCTTGCACTATGGCGTGGTCAAGATCCTCCCTGGGCATTGTATCGACAAGACGTACGAACCCATGCTTCTCAACACGAATTTCTGTCATTTATCCTACTAACGAATGTATTCTCTAATTAACATCACATCACAATCTCCCTCCACTGGAAGACCCTTGTCCCTCCACCCTTCCAAACCATCTTCGAGTACGAAGATATTAGTGAATCCATAAGTGTTCATGTGAACCTTGGCCATCTTGGCCACCACAGACTCTTTGTTGTTTCCGTAAAGCACGATGGCCTGATTGAAGCCAGGAAACATTCGACCCGTGCCAGAGAAAAGTCCTTCGCCTCGCTTTTCCACATCCATGTAAGTTACCTTTTTGGCTTTTTTGGGTGGTTCACTTGGTGTACCAGGCTTCGTCGTCGGCATCACGATGGGTTCATTCTGTCTGGCAACCTCGGCATCATACATTCTGAAGGCCCTCTCAAGTTCTATCTCTTTGTTAATTTTCAATTCATTAGCTTTTGCAAGTTTATCAGAATTTTCAGTAAACTGCATAGGTTCGATGTCTTTCAATGGTCTTACTTTTTCAAAAGCAATTCTGGCGTTATTCTCTGCCACGCGAGCATTGTTGGCATCATCGGTAGCCGTGATCACCCTGCCACGCGCCAAGAGGAGGCGTTCCGAGCGCTCCCGAAGCACCTTTTCTTCATAGGACCTCATTTCAATTCGCTTGGAATCATTTTCGCCAGCAAGAATGGCATTGATTCGATCAAACTCTCCCATAGGAAAGTTGACTGAGTTTGGAAGTCTGCAATTCTTAAAATGTATAGAAGAACCTACACTAATCAGCATAAGATTTGGTTTAGATAACCTAAGACTGTGAATTTGCTCCGCAGAGACCATTATATTAGTATTACTCATAATTTCTTACGGCGAGCGCCACGGGGAAGCGGGGTACGCCGTCTTGAGTGAACCCCTGGAACTGCACGGTAAGCATTTCACCCATCATCTTGCCTCGGTTTTTCCACATTTCCCTTCGACTTTCCATCGTTCCCTTGGGCCTGGCTTTGAATGTGTCGCCATCCTTGGTCTCGCAAACCCAGATGGGTGTCCCGCGGTCTTTGCCTTCCGCCTCCTCGGCTCCCACGATTTCAAACTCCTCGGTCATCATCTTTTTGTACTTAATGCACTGGGACGAGCGCCTATTGAGCAAATAGGGACTTTCTGCCACCCTCATCACCACGCCCTCGTGACCCTCTGCCACAAACTTGTCATGATACTTGTCTGCTTCCTTGGAACTTCCACGAAACCTTGGGACGATCTTGATCCCTGGGTGATTTATTTCCTTGATAGTGTCCTGAAGTATGGCATAGCGTTCCAAGAACGGCATATCTAGTTGGTGAATACGAAAATAGTCGAAGCAGTGGAATTCCAGTTTGGGCGCATGGGGACTCTCCGAACCACGGGCGGCACTGGTGATCTGCTCGAAGTCCATGTCCTTGCAGAAGAGTTCGCCATCCAAGAATTCACCTTCCTTCAACTTTCCTTCCAGTGCCTTTTCCAGATGGGTTAAGTGTTCAATTCGCTGTTCGTTCCTGGACTGCAATAACAGACCTCCACCCGAGAAGCCCGCGAGCATCCTGACCCCGTCCAACTTGGGCTGGAAGCAGACCTCACCGTCAATTCCGTAGGACCTCTCACTGAACGAGTAGAGTAGCATGGGTCTTAGGACAACTTCGGATCTCAGTTGCATGTTGTCCATGTAACCCAACTTGACCTGCTTGCGCCACATCTGAGCGGCTTGCTCCTCGATCGGAGTCTTGCGTTTGGCATCGGGAGGGCGTTCCGTTACGGATCTTTTACCATCGATAAGACCCGTGGTTCGTCTAATCATTCCGTTGACGACCTCGACTTGCCAAATGCGAGTCTTTCCTTTGGCATCTTTGCCATAAAGTGCAGGAAAGAACGTCATTTAACTAATATAGTGTTTTTTGTTTAAACCCCAGTGGAACCGAAGCCTCCGGCACCCCTAGATGCCAACTGAGGGTCTGGTAGTTCTGAAGGTTCAGGAGCCACTGGAGGATCCTGAATGGGAATTTGTGGATAAAGTTCTGGGTTCTCAACAAGGTCACAGTGCTCATAACGTTCCATGATCAACTGTGCGATGCGATAACCCTGCTTAATATGAAACGGTCGGTTTCCGTGGTTGAACAGAACGACCCTGAGTTCGCCCTCGTAGTCGCGGTCGATGACGCCAGCACCCACCTCGATGCCGTGCTTTACGGTCAGACCCGAGCGACTGGCGATGCGTGCATAGCATCCCTCTGGAATCTTCACACGGATTCCTGTGGGGACCACGAACCTCTTGCCCTCGTGGACCACGCAGTCCGAGCAGGCATAGAGATCGTAGCCCGCGGAAAGTTCTGTGCCCCGGGTCGGTAACATAGCATCAGAATGCATCTTCTGAACAACTAAGGTATTCATGTTTTTGGTATTTACTTATAGAACCTTTTCTTTAAATACCATGCAGTGATAAACAGAGCTATGAAATACCATATTTTATTGTAGAAAAACCTTGAAAATTGAATGATGTAAGCCAGAAGATATTGAAAAGGATTTGTTGGGTTGGCCGAGTTTCGCATAAGAAAGCGCGTCACTTTGGTCCACAACCAGTTTATGAATATAGACCATTTATTGAAAATTTCAGGAGTTCCGTCTGGTATGACGAGGTAATGCAGTTTGAGCATGAGGCGAGTCTTGCCACTCGGGATGGTTCCGCGGACACAGTGATAGTCCCTGTTGTATTCGATTCCGTTGAAATCTCCTGTTGACAACTTGCTGGTCTTGTCGCCCACCTGTGTGAAAACGGTCGAGTTGTCATTCAGTGCCAGAATGATTCTCACCAACTTGCTTGGTCCTTCGATGAACTTGTAAGGCGCATCATAGTGACAGTCCACGAGCACTCGATCGCTCGCCTTGGCGTCCAATGGAGACACGCTGACAAACACCTCGTCTATGAATGGCACCGAGCGGATGGTCGACCTTGGGTAGTTTTCCAAGAGGGTGTCGCGAATGATGAACGAACTTCTTAACGTGTCTATGGCATTTTTTACGATAGGTTCCTTAACGTCCTCGGTCCAAACGTGGTCAGCCATCGGTTTCCCGTTGCTCTTGTAGTGGTCTCGAAGGATGGTCATTTCATGGGACTCTGGTATTTTGCCTTGAATGAGCATATTATTATATGGTTGTATTATAAATGACAGAACACGATAAAGATCACAAGGGATGTGACACGACACAGCCCGTGGCGAACTGGAAGTGCATCTGGTTCACGTTGGCGTTGGCGAGTGGATACTGGTATCTCCCACCGAAGAACAAGTGGGTGCTTTTGGGTCTTTTGTACTTCCCCTATATAGTGCTTGCTTGGTACGATCACTGGTATCAGTGTCAGCGAAACCTCGGACCTACCTACCTGGCGCTCTTCTACTGGTGGGCCAAGCCCAGGGACAGCGAGCAGATCCAGAAGTACAAGAACTGGTGTCCCGATATCAAGAACAAGGTGCTTAAGATTGACCTCGTGATCTTGGCATTGGGGATGTTGATCCTGCCATGGTTCCTTGCATGGAAGCCTTAAATTACAATTTATCGAGTTCGGATTTTATAGCATTTAGTGGCAAGTTTATCAATTTCACTAACGAATTCACGGCCCCGCCAATTGCACCAAATGTTAACCTATTCGCTGTATTATAGCCAGCGGTCCCACCAAACGCTCTTTTTATATTAGTTTTAATCATGTCACCTGGTAGTGATAATAATTTATACACTACAGCCTTTAACATGTCGAATACCATACCGAGAGAAACAGTTGCAATTGGAGTTATGATTTCTGAAATCCATTTCATTATAGTGTTATTGAACCAGTTTTCTACAGATTTGCCATACTCGTTGAAATAAGTATCAATGCCTTGAAAAAAAAGCGACAAGCTAGCTAATTTTAGACTAAGGCTTGCGAAAAAATTATTAATTCCGTATCCAATTTGTAAAAAAAAATCTCCTATAGAAAACCAGACTGATTTCAGGAAATCCCAAACAAAAATAATTGGTATTGTCGCAATTATTTTTGCTTTTTCTGTTAATGTATTCATCTAAGATAGACTAGGAAAAAATCTTTATGATGAATGAACTTATATACTCCTCAACGCCTCGATTAAAGCTACAGGATCAAGGACGAATGAACTATCCGGTAAATTTATAACTTTTATATCGTTAAAGGGCATACCTATTAGTTTAAACCCCCCTCTCAATATATAATTAAGATTACCTTGAAATTGGAATAATATAAAAGCAATTACATTTAATACATATACAGCAGCATAATCTTGTGCGGTGCCATCAGTTAACCAAATAGTAATCTTATACAAAGAATTCATAAATCTAGTAATCGGGTCAAAAATAAGAGTTCTTGGAAAGTATAATATCTTATCTATCAACACGATTGTAAGTCTGGTTGCTGGAATAATTATAGTTTCTGTTATTAATTTTATAAAACCTGCCAAAGCTGTTGACAAACCAGCATAGAATTTATTTAATTCTTTTGGTACGATTCCAAATATTTTAAATATGATATTTGTTATTATGTAAAATAGTACGAATAATAACAATGATGTGGTATCATTTCTCTTATATGCATACAATATTAACAAAATTGTTGAAATTAAGTATTGTATGATTCCAATCATTATATTATTTACACAGAAAAATTAAATTTGTCTGACTTGCTTCAAATCAACATCTTCTGGAAGTCCCACCCATGTCCTAAAAAGATTATATGTTTCTTCACTTACAAATGTGTTATCTTTGTCATAATTAAATTTATTCAAAGAAAAGTAGATATCATCTTCATCTCTGTTCTTCCAAAATCTTCCTTCGAGTAGTTCATTTTTGGTGCGTCCTATCTGCGCTGGAGGAGGGATAGGTGGAATTAAATCTTTATCCAGTGAACCGCCCAAACTAGTAATAGAATAAAAAAAATAATAAAATATATTCCAAAACATTTTCGGTATATTTGTAAATCTAATGTAAGCTTCAACCAAAAATTGATATAGATATTCTAAGGGTTCTTTAAAAAATAATTTTATACTTTCCCATAATTCCCTAGTCACTTCACCAAATGCATCGTCCAATAATTTCAAAAAATCATTTTTGATATTTTCAAGGAATTTTGTCTTCGTGCTTTTTGCAGCGAATGACATCCACGAGAAATAAAGGTGCCAGGCAAAACTAAGTGATATTATAATAAATGGGGGAGAAAGGTATGGCCCAAGTAATGTACTTAGTTGTATAATTGGTCGAAATACAGCCAGTGAAGAAAGTGCGGACGACACAATTAAAGTCCACGCCAAGATGGTTGAGGCTGGCTTGTAGTATTTATTTGATAAATACAAAAGTACATAAGATAAAATTGCATTGTATGATGGAATCAAATACCAATTCATGGTTATTATAAAGAAATATTTTAGTACCTGATATTAGATATGGGCCAGGATCCAATTAACAAATTACTGACCTGGAAAGATTTGGCTCTCATGTCAATGGGATTCACGTTTCCAGTTGGTATCTTTTGCTGGCCGCCTCTTATAGCAGCCGCTGTGTCCTGTATAATATTTGGGATATCGCATTTAGACCCTTCTACGGCTAATCCAAAAAATAAGAAAGAGCGCAAGGCTGCATTCATAGCGAGTCTTGTGATTGGTGTCTTGGCTGGATATGTCTCTACGATTTACTTTGGTCCGCTTGCGTCAGTAACTCCACCTCCGTTAATACTTGTCGTGCTTGCCATTTCTGTAATGGCTTTCACCAGTTATGGTTCAAAGCTGGGATGGTGGTCTTTGAAGTCTGGTCCACTCAAATGGTTTCCAAAAAAGTGGGTAAATTGGAGAGATCTCTTTCTCTTCGCGATGGCGTTCACATTTCCACTGGCGATTTTTGACAGCGGAGTGGCAACTGTATCAGGAGCAATCGTCGCTACGATATTTTATGCCATAACAAGCATATTCAAGGATAATTTTGACAAAAAGGTTTCATTTATCACGAGTCTGGTGGCTGGTATTGTCGCCGCACTGGCAATTGTGACCAAAACATATAACGAAACGGGAAGTACATTTGCTAGCCCAGTATTTGCCATAGCCCTTTCATTTTTCATAAACTACATGTCAATTGCGTTTGACGTACCCATTGCTGGTGGTTTAATCACTCTGTTGTTCTCAATTATTCCAGCACTTGCCGTGCGCAAGAACATTGGTCTTAACATGTTAATTTCATCGATTGTTTCTACTATAGTGTATTTCTGGTTGGTAAAGGATGCAAAGAACAAGAGAGAGCCGTGGATGTGGACTCAGTCCGCCTATATAGGAATGTTGATCGGCAGTTCTGTGGCCATATTCACAAAAGGTTTGGCTCCAGCGGATCTTATAAACAAGTCAAAAGAGTTAATGGGTGCGGGTGTATTACCTAGCTCGGACAGCGTTTCCGAAGTTGTTGCACCATTTAATTTGGTGACGAGTTACTTGTGGGTGATTTACTTGGTTATTTGGATTATGACACAAGCCAAGGCACCGATGCCATATAAATGGAATACGCTTTTTAAGGTCAAGTAAAATCTAGTTGAATAGTAATAACATGGAGACGCATTACCTCGTGGTCAACTCAAATCTCAGGGATACGGCCTTGTATCCCTCGGGTAATTCTTACACCATGCATTTGACCAATCCCATTCATGATGTCACGCGAGTGGAATTGATCCAGGCTTCGGTGCCGAACGTCATTCAGAATGTTGTGGATGGTTCTGATATCATCCAAGTTAGCAATCTGGAAACGAATTCTCTACATTCCTTTTCTATACCCAATGGATTCTACTCGGCCACGGGACTTGGTGCTGAAATACAGAATGCAATCAATCCAGTGACGGGCATTGATGTCACATATTTGTCAAACGAAGGGAGATATGTATTTCTAAGGTCAAACACTTATTCTTCTTTTGATTTGAAGCCTTCGGCCCTGCTGGCGAATCTAATGGGTTTCAGCGACACGAGTACGAGGACGGCTGTCGAAGTTCAGGATCTTTCTAACGTCACGGCAACATTCCCACTTTATGCAAACAATGACAGATATCGTGAAAATTTCTTCATAAAGTCGGATCAGCTTATCAATCTCACGGCGGATAACTACATCTATCTGGATATCAACGAACTGAACAATGGCAGGATGCACCAAGCTCAAAAGATTGAAGTAAATTCCTTCAGCACATCGGCTTCTCAATACAACTTTGGACCCATTGTTCTTGATGTGAGTTCTGGTGCCATCAAGCATTTTTCTGAAACAAATGACTACGTTTATGGTGTTGATTTTTACCCTCCTATTTCACAGTTGTCCAGAGTCACTGTGAGATGGAGGAAGTCGAATGGATCCCTTATCAATTTTCAGGGACTAAACGAAAATTCGTTCATGCTCAAGATCACGAGCAAGTTTCGCAAGGATGATATAGCACCCAATCTTCGTCAGAAGGCTGCCAAGCCGCGGCCGATCGTTTTAGTTCCCAAGCAGACCTAAGGAGTCTGGCTCGAATATCTGTTTATTTTCGTCCCGCCAGTCCACAGGCATCTGAGGTCGCATGTTTGGATTTGCGACGTGAACCCGCAAGAGAAGTTTGTGGGTGTCTGTGCTAACGCCCAACGTTCCAGCGCTATCCATTACACGAATAGTGAACTTATCAAAACTCACTGGATTCTTGTACTGGATGCTGTATTTGAAATCAGAGTTTTCCTGGAAATACCTAATCGAACCCACTGACACACCATTGGGAGGAATAGTGGCAAAGTAGCCACGAATACTTGAACTGTCAGCGTCTGCTGTTACAGCACTGTCCGTGAAAGGCGAACGAAGCTCTTCAATGTCAAACACCGTAGATTTTCCAGCTGTAAGGACATTTGATTCGGCATAAACCAGGTCCACCTGGTAGATATTTCGGTAAATTTCTTGAAACTGCCTCGTGAATGTATTTGACAACCCTTCGATATAAAGGTAGTGAACCTCGGAGTCCGTGCGGAGATCCATATTAGTATTACCCAAGAAAATCATACGCCTCTGGCAACGTCCTGGTGACCTTGATGGGTCTCACGTTCCTGTACAACCATATTACACTCTCGATTAACTTGAAAGTGAAGAATGTCGGGTTGGTCACTATCGCCGAACGGATGACCTGTTTCTCGGTTTTTGGTTTCAGCTCGCGCATAAGCCACGTGAACTCCCACATCAGTCTAGGGATGGTAGCGACCTGAACAACTTTAACGTCCGAGAAGTCAAAGAGAAAGTTGAATTGTTCTTTCTTGAAGCAGCTTCTTACATCTTCTTTGAAAGTCATCCAATCCATGTGTGGGACGTTGGTTGTGTGAAAGACAAAGTGAAAAGTTTGATTCGTCCATAATTTTGTGTAGAACATTTTTATTCATTATTATCAGGATGTATTTAATAGGCTTTACAATTTTTGTCATACTGGTGGTATTGCTATTTTACCGTCGCGAACGTCTCGAGTATGACGAGTTTGGATTTTTGTCGTTCGAGACCAGACGCGATTATGAAGAAAAAATGGAAGCTGTAGGAATGATCGTGAGTCCCATACTCAATGAATTAGCAAATTCATCTTATGCCGAAATCATCAATGATAAGAGACAAACTATGTACGGAACAAAATTGGATGAAGTCAAAGCAAAATTGGAAGAATTCGACAAGGTAAACGCACCGAACATACCAAACACACCTTTACTTGGTAAAAGTGTTGTTTTTTTGACCGATCCAGAACTGATTAGACAAAGAAAAGAATTATTGGAACAAATACATGAACTGGGATCTGAAATCAATAAACCAATTACGTTAATTGAAGCTATATCGATAGATTCCCCATATCTAGATGCACTAAAGATTCACACAAATACATTAGGTAACATACCAGACCTTTTGATTAAGGATAATGAACTACGAATGCAACAGGAAAAGGAATTAGAAGAAAGTATGAAATCACTCCAAGCGACACCAGTTCAAAAAGAGTCAACTATGGAAAGACTAATGAGGAAACAAAAAGAGAGAACCGCGGCCCGCAAAAAGGCAAAGGAAGAGGAAGAATTAGCAAAGGCTCGTCAAGCTTCCAGGCCTCCTGAAATGACGCTAGCCCAGGCCCAATCCCAGACGCAGGCTCGGACTCAGACCCAGGCCCAATCCCAATCCCAGACTCGGACTCAGACCCAGGTCCAATCCCAGGTCCAATCCCAGGCTCAGACGCAGGCTCGGACTATAATGACAGATGAAGACGTAGCACAAACTGAAAAAGATAAAATACAAGAAGAGGAAATTTTTAAAGTTCAAAACGCAAGGGATGAAGCCGAAAGCGTTATGAACCAGTTAAGAGAAATACCTTTAGAAGAACGAATAAGGAGGAAAATATTCGTACAACCCAAATTGGATCACAAACCTTATCCTTACGTTATGAGTCGGCCAGCAAATAGGCCATATGATACTACAAAATACGAAAAAAGAGAGAATTTATTTAAACCTTCGGAAATATCGTCTATATTCCCCCAAGTAAAACTTTCGAACACATAGGACACTTGAACGCATAGTTACTGTTTAAATACACAATGCTATTAAGACAAGATACACATAGATTGTGTTTACAATTTATCTTCACAGGTCTCTTGTTTTCATAGCACACCACGCACATCTTCTTTTTCTTTTTTGGAAATCTTATTCTATCAAAATATGTTTTTACAATTTCGCCTACGTTTGTCACGGCTGGCTGGAGATCAAGAAAAAATAGTCGGATTAACATTTTGACCCTGTACCAAAGAAATACATCGCGGTCATAATGCACATGCACATAACCTCTTATTAACCAAGGCATATAAAACTTGTGTTTATCAATTTTGTCGTGTATGCGACAAAACGCAACTGGAAATCCTAACATGCTTGAGCTGCATTTACCATTTCTTGTGCACCTCCAACCACTTTTTGTAATACCATAACAACGTAGGCCATTTAGTTTAAAGAATCATCGGAACAAAGTGATATATCATCTTCCTCATCTTCCTCACCTTCCGAAGGAACAAAATCTTCGTCTGAAGCGTCATTTGATATGAAAAGGTTGTCACTCACCTCTTCATAACCAAGTGAATTCACATCCCTGATGGCAGAATATGAACTTATGATATGTTCTTTGTTTATCCAAACTGGATTTCTAAATGAGTAGTGACCTTGGTTGTCCGTCTCTTCTAGACATTTCACCAGTACCGAAGTTTCCTTCTCGTCGATCATTTCGGCAAGAATAACACCGTCACCAAGTTGTATATCCACAAACATACCTTGACATTTAAGGTTCATAAATCTTTAAATGCCTTTTGCAAAACTCGAGACCAGTTTGTGGTTTATGTATACATGGTTTCCCATTGAGACACGTTGCCTTGCATACTTTATGAGAATGTCTTTTCTGAACCTGTTTCATTTCTTTGATTTCTGGGATAAGCACGATTTTGCCTATCTGAACAGATTCACATGTTTCATCAGAAATATAAAGTCTGTCTGGAGGTTTTATATTTCTAAGAACACGATGGCGTTCCCATCCAATGATCATACTAAAAGTATATCTTAGCAAATCTTTAATATGGGCCACCCGTCCCGATGTTACTGTTGATCGGAAGACGATTTCCCGCCACCGAAGTGTTTACGGGAAGACTATTGGGTACGTAAAGTGTGGATGCGTCACGAATATAAAGAATGTAAGATGAGATGCCGTCCCTAACCTGAGGAAGCATCTTGGCAACCACTTGCTGGTTCATTTTATTTATCTGGGCCTCAATGTTTCCATAAGGATTCATGGCATTGTTGATGTACGTGTACCTCATGAAGGCGAGCACATCATTCTGATTCTGTCGATCAATCGAAAGACCCGTCTCGGCCTTTATCGCGTCGCGAAGCAGTCGCTGAACACGTTCAACATTCGCCTGTGAAAAATAAACGGTGTTCAGTGGTGTCATGGGCTTTTTCATCGTGGCCACCATATTTGTGGCAATATCCGACAAAGCGTTGAACGGATTCATACTATTACTTGTTGAGGTTTTTTCTTGGATTCTTAAGGACCGAGGTTGGGGTGATGAAGTTACCTGAACTCACGGTCTTGAGCGACTTCCTCACACAGAAAAAGGTACAAGGCTTGTCATAGTCGATGCCACCCCGTTTGCCGTACATGCGATCGGCCGTCACTGGATTGTAAATGCGCTTCCTGCTAGCGTCCGTTCTGGACACCGCCGTTCCACCAGGTTTATGCGACCAAGTTCCGTCCGAATCTTGGCGGTAGAAGTGATAGTCCTGACCCCAACTGTTCACAGCCAGAAATCCCTTGTAGTGACCTTTGGGACACTTGTCCTTGGCCTTTTCCAGGGACCACGTTATGACGTGTCTTGGGTTGTCCGCCAACACGCGCCTCTTTACGGACTTGCAGGTCACTGCATCGTTATAGCCAATACCCATCGCAAACAGACCGGGCTGTGGCTTACCTGCACGGGGATTCACGCGAAGGTCGTCCAGAAAGTAAGAATAACAATTGTGCGTGGCTTGAATCATGTAGTCTCTGGACCACTCCTCGCCTCTGTATTTGGGCTCGTAGCCGGATCTAGGGAGAAGTTTCGGACCCATTATTATTTACGGTCATATTTATTTCATTGATGTCAATTCCGAGATCGTTTATCAGCGCAGACCTGAGTTCTTCCATATTTTCGGCGTCTACCACGATTTCGGTCATGTACTCAATTTCATTGTCCCTGGGAAGATCGAAAGTCTCGGCGAGATTTCGTCCCACCAACTGACTGCTCTGGAGGTTTGTAGTGACCATCCTATCGCGCGTCCTTCGTGCCTCGATGATGACCGTGATGTTATACTCTGGAATGTCAAAGTCTCTACGACACACTGGACAGGTGTAGTTTCCTTGGCGCTTCCAGCGATTGATACACGCCGTGTGAAATTTGTGATTGCATGGAAGGGTTCGCGCACTTCTCTCACTCCTTGACGTGATATTGTTGAGGCATATCGCACATTCGTGCAAGTCAGCGTGCAGGGGACAGTGCTCCTTTCCTTGCGCCTTTTTCTTTCGGCAAGGTGTCCCCGCACGGGTCGGAGCGCCACACTCACTCATCACGAGATACTAACAAGTAAGAAGTAAAACATTTGATGGATAAAATCGCAAGGTATAATAGGGATGTTATCCGACAAAGAGATCATCAAAGTGTTAAAGGACCTGAAAAGTTCAGCGCCCCTCAAGTACTTCCGTGGGTTAAAGACCAAGGAGGATGTCATGACCCGTGTCAAGAAGATTGAAAAGAAGACATACGCGCCATTCAAGACTGACATTGGAATGAAAACCAAAACGTCCACGTGGACAACCAAGTTCTACAGGGCTTATCCGGGCGCAAAGTCACTTGAAAACAAGGCAAAGGCGACAAGAGTCCCTCTGGACATCATAAAGCAGGTCTATGACAAGGGTCTGGCTGCCTGGAGGACAGGTCATCGTCCTGGAGCCACACCTCAGCAGTGGGGATACGCCAGGGTTCACTCGTTCTTGATGGGCGGTCCCACGTCACGCGGACCCGATCGTCTGCTTGCCATCGAGGCTGGACTTTTAAAGGTCTAAGGCAGCGTTGACAAAAGACTTTTTCCACCATACAATAGCGTCTCGATAGAATTCGAGAGTCTTCTTGATCCCCTCTTCCCAGGTAGTTTTTTCAGTCCAGCCGAGGGCGGCCAACTTGTCATCCTCGATGAAGTAGCGACAATCATTGAAGGGACGATCCTCCACGAACTGGATCGTCTCTTCCTTATTCAGTTCAAATGCATTGCAAATTTCCTCGGCCACGTCCATCACCGAACGCTCCTTTTTGGTCCCGATGTTGTAGGTCTCTCCGGCCTTGCCCATGTGCAAAATAGTGTCAAAGGCTTCCACGACGTCGTCGATGTAGAGGTAGGATCTCACCGCCTTGCCCTCGCCATGGACGGGCAACTTTTCGCCCCGCATGGCCCGCATGCAGAACTTGGGAATCAACTTCTCTGGAAATTGACCCGGTCCGTAAACATTATTGCCACGGGTGATGATGACCGGTAACTTGTAACTATGAGCATAGGCCGTCACCAACATCTCAGCAGCAGCCTTGGTGGCACTGTAGGGATTGGTGGGATTCAGGATCTGACCCTCGGTGTAACCACTCTCTGCGTCCGCAGGGGTTTCGCCATAGACCTCATCGGTGCTCACGTGAATGAACCGTTTTAGTTTCGGATTGTTCTTGGCGCTCTCCAAAAGGACATGGGTTCCATAGACGTTGTTATGTGTGAATGCAAAACTGTTTCCGAAACTATTATCCACGTGAGTCTGAGCAGCAAAGTGCATCACCACATTGATTTTCTCGGATTCCATGATGTAGTTCACAAAGTCCACGTTGGTGATATCTCCCATGAGAAACTTGAAATTACGAAACTCCATGACTTCCGTGAGATTGTGCATGCTCGCGCAGTAGTCCAACTTATCCAGTACCACAAAGTTGTAGTCCGGATAGCTCTTCACAAGATGTCTAGTGACATGACTGCCTATAAATCCAGCCCCACCTGTAATCAAGATGTTCATCGTCTTATCTGTTTTGTAATATCGCAGAACCTGTTTAAGAAGATGCGATCATGACTTATGGCGATGATCGTTCCTCTAAAGTTCTTTAACATATCTATGATCTTTTCAGTATTTTCTTGATCTTGGTGGCACGTGGGTTCGTCCAAGAACAGCACCAAGGGTTCCCTCGAGATCGCATAGGCCAGTGCCGCCCTCTGCTTCTGACCTCCCGACATGGGACCCGACCTCGGAATGTCGGTGGTGATGTAGTGATCCACTATGGGTTCATCCTTGAACAGCATCGGCTCTTGTGGAACATAGGAGATTCCATACTTATAAAACCACTCGCGATCATGATCCCTTAGACTTGCATCATTCCACTTGATTTCACCCTCGCATGGTTTATATAAGCCCATCAGCAGTTTTAGCAGTGTGCTCTTTCCAGCTCCAGACATTCCGTGAAATCCAATGTGCTTGCCGTAGGGTATTTTCATATTGAAATTGGATATGATCTTATTGTCCTCGTGATACCCGAACGAGACATTTTTGATATAGATGTCCGGCTTTTCGTTTATTAAAAACCCCCAGTCATCTCCGACTGGCGTATCGAGAAAATCATAGACCTTCTCTCGCTTCGCCTCTTTACCCTTGACATCCTTGAGAACATCCACGGATTGTTCAAATATTTGAAATATTGTTAGCGCATACACTATAAATTCATGAATAGTTTCACTATCATTAAATAACCCTTTTCCATAAAGAATTAACAAACCAACCATCAATGAGCCTGAAGTAAAATTTAAAGCTACTAACGAACCAAATGTGTAGGACTGTTTTTTTCTATATTGCATAATTGTATTTTGATGTTCTATCCATTTATCGAATACCCATACTTCTTTGTGATAAGTTCTATAAATTTCTAATTTTTCTATATAATCACGAATATAGTCATCTTGATGTTTTTTATGTTTTTGTATTGGTATAATATTTGGCATATGAACAATTTCTGTAAACAAATTTTGTATACCTACATGTATTATGCTACAAATCATAGTTGCGATCATAAGTTGAACAGATTTTTTACTCAAAAGATACATTGTAAAACTTATTTGAATAATAGATCTCAATGTATAATTTGTGATTGCCGTAAAACTTTCGACCACAGTCTCGACATCGTTATTGACCAACTCAATCGTGTCGTGAAATGAATTCTTGATAAAGTAATCATATGGCATCAAGTAGGTTTTCATAATAGCCGACGACTTAGCTTCCTGGGTCGTTTGGGCAATAGCGTAGGAAACCAGCCCCACGCGGATTCCAGTGAACACATTTCCGACGACCTTGTAAACAAGAAATGAAGTAAGGACTTCCATAGGAAACGAAGGTTCCTGAATAAGTGCGTGCACCAGTCTGGCCTGAAATGAAGGAACCCACGAAAGGAACACGGCAGCCGCGGTACCACTGGCGATCCCAGAAACTACGCAACCAAATGAACTTCTGGCGTACTTCCACATTGTCTATAATTAAAATGATCTAT